TGTGGCGAACCAAGGTCAAGGATTTATCAATTCAATGGCTTTTGGTAACGGTGGTACGTCAGTTGATCCAACAGGAATTATCACATATCTAACTCCGAACAGTACAGGTACAAATGCTACACTGTACAATCAAACCTACAGCAAAATTGTTGATGACAGATCAGTTTCTAATTTGGATCCACAAAGAAATAAAATTGAAACAAGACACGTGAATGGAACAAATTACACAGATGTTCTTGTAACTTGTTTGTTGGACTATGGAGAGCCAAATGGACAGGATGCTGTGGATGCCGCAAGTGCCACAGACAGTTTGTATGTGTTCGATGAACTAGGACTTGTGAGTTATTCACCATCAGGCACAGGCAAATTGCTTACACACGTAATTTTCCACCCTGTACAAAAAAGTTTGAACAGATTAATACAGATTGATTACACAGTACGAGTACAAAGTTTGACAGGTTTTAACGAAGGGTAATAAATGGCATACACAATAAGTTTTACTGATGCTGTTAATAAAGGCACAATCACAGTAGAAGACAACACAGTAAACAACGAAACCAGTATTAATTTTCCAGGTAAGAACACAACTTCTTATGGAACAGTCATTGCGGAAAACTTTTTAAACATATTAGAAAATTTTGCCAACAGCACAGCACCTTTAAGACCTATACAAGGTCAAACTTGGTTTGACACCACAGCCGGAGTAAACCAATTAAAAATTTATGATGGAGCCAATTGGGTAGCATCAGGTGGATTAAAAAAAGCAATTAATCAACCAAGTGCTTCAGAAAGTATTTCAGGAGATCTTTGGGTTGACACAAATTCACAACAACTTTATTTGTTCACAGGATCTGGTTGGGTACTGATTGGACCACAGTACAGTCAAGGATTAACCACCGGAGCAACTCCGGTCACTGTAACAGGCACAGATGATTTAACCTACAGCATTATTCAATTAGAAGTTGACGCCAAAGTTGTGGCAATCATAGCAAAAGATTCATTCACACCTAAAATTACTATTCCAGGATTTTCACAATTAAATCCAGGTGTAAATTTAAGTTCTACTAATTTTGGCGACAGTATTAATAAATTGTATGGCACTTCTGAAAAAGCAGAAGCATTAGTTGTGGGTAATTCAACAGTTGCGGCAGGTAATTTTTTAAGATCAGATACAACGTCACTTACAGATTTTCCTATCAAAGTAAAAACTGACGATGGTATTGAAGTTGGTGCGGCAGGGTCATTCCGTATGTTTGTTGAGCAACAAGCAGGAGTTATTCAACTAGGTACATTGGACGAAGAGATAGATTTTAGATTAAACAATCAAGGATCTGTTTCAACTGTGATGAGAATAAGTTCACAAAATCAAGTAGGAATAAACAAAACAAATCCTACAGAAGCATTAGATGTATCTGGAAATGTTTTAGCATCAGGCACAATGGTTTCCAACAGCACAACACCTTCAATTAATATTGGCTCAGGCGCCATTGTATCCAAAGGCGGGTTGGGTGTTGCTTTAAGTGCCAACATAGGCGGATCAGGAACATTTGGCGGTGATGTTACAGCACACAATATCATTCCATCACAAAACTTAACTTACAATGTAGGTAGTTCAACAAACAGGTACAACACAATTTACGCAAATCAAATTCAAGCAGGTAGCGTGGTTACCAGCAGTATAACAGGAAATGCATCAACAGCCACTACTGCTGACAAATTGGCACAATCAACAACTTTTAGATTGTCTGGTGATGTAACAGCAACAGATATTTCTTTTGATGGACAAACAGGTGGAACTACAAAAACATTTAACACTTCTATCAGCAATACATTCATAGGTGGTCAAACACTTACAACCACAAGCAACGTGAGTGATGAAATTATTATTAACAGAACATCTGGAACAACGGGCATATTCAAAACCACAATAGGTGCTATTACCACTGGCATTCCAACTCCGCCTGTGGGATCAATCACAATGTTTGCTGGTGCAACTGCTCCTGCAGATTGGTTGTTCTGTGATGGTGCTGAAGTTCAAAGATCAGTTTACAATACCTTATTCCAAGTGATTGGTACTCAATACGGAACACCTGCAAATTCTTCAGTGTTCAAACTGCCTGATTTAAGAGGAAGATTCCCATTAGGTAAAGACAATATGTCAAATCCAGGATTAGGACAAGGCTCTGCTGATAGAGTAACATCACCGACAGCAGACGGTTTAGGTCTAGGTGCAGGCAATGAAAAGAAAACTATTGCTAAAGAAAATTTACCAGAACACGAACACAGTTTAAGAGCCAACAATGGTGATCAATTTTTTGCCACAAGAAATATTGCAGGTGCTTCTACAGATCCAGAAGTTACAGCAACAAGTGGTCCAGATTTAGCCAATGCCAATGGTGCTCAACAATTACCTAACTCAGGTGGTATTGATGGCACAAAAGGTCAAGCAATGGATGTGATGAATCCATACTTAACATTGAATTACATCATTTACACTGGAGGCACAGGAGAGTAATGAGTTACAAATTAAACAAAACAGATGGCAGTTTACTTGTAGATTTAGTAGATGGTCAACTGGACACCAGTTCAAGCGACTTAACACTGATCGGTAGAAATTATTCTGGTTTTGGTGAAGTTCTAAACGAAAACTTTATTCAATTGTTGGAAAATTTTGCCAACACATCTGCTCCTATTAATCCTATCAGAGGACAACTTTGGTATGACACAGCAGAAAACAGATTAAAAGTTTACAATGGTTCAGCATTTACTTCTTCAGGTGGTACCACAGTGGCTGAATCACAGCCAAACATGGTGGCTGGTGATCTTTGGATAGACAGCACAAAAAGTCAGTTATATTTCTTTGATGGTGTTAGACTTCAATTGGTTGGCCCTGCTTACTCAACAGCACAAGGCACATCAGGGTTTCAAGTTGACAGCATTATAGACACTCAAAACATTACACAGACTGTGGTTAAAATGTATGTGGGTGGCAATCTTGTGGGTGTACATGCCAACGCAACTTTTACTCCTATTGCCACAGCAAGAATTCAAGAACTTGTAACGAACACCAACGCAACAGGCACTATACAAAAAGGATTCAACACAGTTGGCACAGATTACAAATACATAGGAACTTCAACTATTTCAGAATCTTTAGTAGATGGAAATGGTGTTGTGAGAACCGCAGATCAATATTTGGTTTCAGACAGTGATGATACAACTGTAGGCGCCTTAACAATTCAAAACAACGCTGGGTTAACAATAGGTTTAAGTAACAATACCAAATTACAATTCACTAATAATGCTTTTACAATAGCGAATCAATTATCAAATCAAGACGTTGAAATTAAAGTAAGAACACCGGCTGAAGTTTCTGCATTTAAAATTGACACAAGTGCTTCTGCTGTTGGTATATACAAAACTAATCCTACATCAACATTACACGTAGGTGGAAATGCCACTATCGATGGTAATCTTTCAGTCAAAGGTACTACCACTTCTGTAGATACAGTTAATTTAAGAGTAGAAGATAAAAATATAGAATTGAACATCACAGGAGCAGGCGTTACTACTGACGATGCAGGTGCTGATGGTGGCGGAATCACTCTAAAATCTGCAGATGGTGATAAAACTTTTGCCTGGTCAAACGGAACAGATGCTTGGACCAGTTCGGAATGGATTGATTTTGCTGTAGGTAGAGGTATTAAAATTAATACCAACACTGTATTAACAGAAACTTCATTAGGCGGAACAGTTACAGGTTCTTCATTGACATCATTAGGTACTTTAGGTAATCTTAATGTTGATGATGTTAATGTAAATGGTTCAACAATAACTTCAGTCAACGCACAATCATTAAAACTAGATTCAGCAACAAGTGCCATTGAAGTGTTAAACAACAGAAGAATAACAGGAGTTGCTTCACCCGTTAATGCTTCAGATGTTGCCACAAAAGAATACACAGATGGTTCAACAATTATCAGTTTACAATTAGACGTTTCTAATTTCACGCAAAATGCGGCAGGCAACAACTACTTGAACACAAGAGAAGTGTTGGAACAATTATTTCCAGTGGCAGGATATGATTCAAATTCCCCTCAACCACCAATCGCTGTACCCGGCAGTGTTATTCCACCAAGGAATCAAGGAGCATTGGCAAGAGTGTTAACAGTTGATTATGGTGCAGGTGGCGGATTCACAATTCCAACATTGGATTTCAGCACACTGAAAAATTTCACACAGGTTGATCAGACAATTACTACACAACAAAGAACAATTTCTTCTGTGAGTTTCGGTGCTCAGGATCCTACATTGGGTGCGACCACAAAAATAACCACCACTCTTTCACATTTTTATGAAGGTGCTCAACAGGTTGTTATCACAGGCACCACAGTGGTCAATGGAGTGACAGCAAACATTGATGGCAATTACACAATACAAGCGGCAGAGTTTCCAGCAGAATCACCTAACTTTGTGAGTTTCACCATAGACTTAGACACATCTGCATCAGGATGGCAGAGTGCAACCTGCACAGTGGGTACAGTGGAAAGAACACCTGTGGTAGGTGCCGCAAACAAACAGGTGGTAGAAGATATTTCAAATGCTTCAAATGTTACTGGTACAATCACATTTGCACCAACAAGAAAATTACTACAATTTGTGGTGAACAATGGTGCTTGGGCATTTGATAGGGAGATAACACTCACACTATCATAATAGGAACGATAAATATAAGAAACAAAGGGTATTATGGCATATATTGTTAACAAATTTGATGGAACACTGATAGCAACTGTTGAAGACGGTACTATTGATAACACAACTAACCTACGTTTTATAGGTAAAAATTATGCCGGATACGGTGAAATTCAAAACGAAAACTTCTTACATCTATTAGAAAACTTTGCCAGTGGCAGTCAACCCACAAGACCAATTGGTGGTCAAATATGGTTTGATACTGCTTCAAGCAAATTAAAGTTTTACGATGGCACAAAATTTAGAACAACAGGCGGCGCAGAGGTAAGCACATCTGCTCCAGCAGGTTTAACCACAGGAGATTTTTGGTGGGACTCTGCCAACAGTCAATTGTATGCTTGGGATGGTTCAAGTTTCATACTTGTTGGTCCACAAGGTGTTGGATCATCTGTAACACAATTTGTTTCAAGACAAATCAAAGACAACTTAGATGCCAATCAATTAATCATTGAAGGCAAAGTAAATGATACCACAGTGATGGTGTTCAGTTCAACAGCATTCACAATAGGCACAACAGATCCTTCAAACACAATAACAGGATTCGATGTTGTCAAAAAAGGTATCACTCTTGTTAACACACAATCAACCACAAATGGTGTAACGTCAACAGATCACAGATTCTGGGGTACAGCATCCAACTCAGATAGATTGGGCGGATTTGAAGCATCTGATTTTATCAGAGCAGGTTCAAGTGCTTTTTCAAGCATTGTGAGATTTGGAGATGTAGGATTCACAGTTGGTGATTCTAATGATTTAAAAGTGAATATTGAAAATGGAAGCGATGGATCAATTGCCAACGAGATTGGTAATAAAATTTCTTTAAAGGTTAATGACGGTGGATCAATCAACGAGATTGCTTATGTTGGCACAGACGGAATAATACCAGGTGCAGGTAATAAGAATTTAGGAATAACCACAGACAAATGGTATGAAGTTCACGCAAACTATTTTAAAGGTTTGGCAGATAGTGCTTCGGGAATATTCTTTGGTTCTCAAACTTATTTGGGAGCAACCACAGCCGTAAACAACACAGTGGCTTTGAGAGATGGTACTGGCACAATCACAGCAAATACATTTGATGGTATTGCCACATCAGCCAGTTACGCTGACTTGGCAGAGATTTATTCTACTGACAAACAGTATGAAGTTGGCACAGTGATGGCGATTGGAGGAGATGCAGAAACCACAGCATACTTTGATGGTGGTAATGTGTTTGGAGTTATTTCAGAAAATCCTGCTTTCTTAATGAACAAAGATGCTGAAGGACAACCAATTGCTTTTGTAGGACGTGTTCCAGTAAAAGTAAAAGGTGCAGTTGAAAAAGGCAACAAAGTTTATGCCACAGATTATGGTATAGCAACCACTACCAAAAAAGGACAGTTGGTTGGTTTTGCCTTAGAATCAAATTCAGATGAATCCATAAAATTAGTAGAGGTAG